GGAAATGCGAGCTACTTCCAACCGACGGAGATCGGTGGACTATAAGGTAGGGCGCTTTCTCCGAGAGTGCCGAAAACAGGATCTGGGAACTGCGCGGCTCGGACGGACGGCTCGGAGAGCCATCCCTACCAAAACTACTTCAACTGCACTTCGACCTTGTAGAAGCCGGCGGAGTCCGCGTTGTGGGAAGTGTCGGAATAGTTGTTTTGAGGATAGTCGATCACCGGACCGATTTGCTGTAAACGGCCACATGAAATTACAGTAAGGGACACTTGAAAGTGAAGTAAATCACCGGGGTGGTAACAATTTCACCCCGGTGTCACGATATAAATCAGCGTCCGCGGGCTGTTATTTCATGCTTCTCACCGTCCTTTCAATGCAAAATTCGCTATCAAAAGCTCGCCCCTGGCCGGTGCCCTGGATGCTGCCGAGTGGCCGGCGGAATACTTGGTAGAGACCGTTTTCTGGTGGAAATCAGAGAAGATTTCCCGCACCTCTTTCCGGTCGTTTAACGACAGTATAAACGCACCTTTAATACCTGTTAAAAGCCCGGCCAGCTCATCAAACCGAGCGCGTGGCCACTTCACCACATAATCGTTCTCGCACCCATAATACGGTGGGTCAATGTAGAATAAAGTGCGCGGGCCATCGTAGCGGCGGATGCACTCCAGGCCATCCAGGTTCTCGATATGGGCGTTGGCGATCCTCCAGTAAGCCGTCTCGATGTCGACCTCGGCGCGCCGGCGACTCAGCCGCGGCATCCGCTCCTTACTGACACCGAACGACTGACCGGCCGTCTTCCCACCAAAGCACATGCACTGGAGGGAGTAGAACCGCGCCGCTCGCTGGATGTCGGTCAGCGTCGACGGGTCGTTCTGCTTCTGGATTTCAAAGATCGAGCGGGATGTTATCACGTACTGCAGGTAGTCGATCAACTCATCCCTATGGTGGCGGATCACCCGCCAAAAGTTTGCCAGCTCCGCATTCGCATCGTTCAGGATTTCCCCTTTCGATGGCTCCTTGGCGAAGAAAACCCAGGCCGCGCCACAGAAGGGCTCCACATAGGTTTCATGCTTCGGAAAATGCTCAATTATCTGTTTTGCGAGTCTACTTTTTCCTCCGAGGTAACTTATTGGCGATTTCATATGTTCTGACACATTCCATTTTGCTACCTTGCTGCCTCTCTTCAGTGCGGCCGGTGGGTAGCCAGTTTTTCTGGTAATGATGTCTTGGCATCGTTGGTTCTGGCGGTTGCAGCCGCCTCCTGCCTACCGGTCTCTTGCGAGACCGAAATCGTTAAATTTCCGGCTCAACCGGCCAGTCGACATTGTCCAAGTCGGGCACTGTTTCCGGAAGATCCCGCAAAGCCTGGCGGTACATGCAGACCTGGGGAACAAGGGCCGGGTGCAGCTGGACATCCGGAAGCATTGTCCAGTCCGTCGCTAAAAGCCGGCGGTTGCGCTCAACCCGCAAAATGGCCATTTTTTCAGATTGCGACAAAGGTGCCTTCACAGGTTGCAACCCATCAGGAACAGGCCCTAGCTTTGCAATTTGAATTGGCGTATGGCCATCCTCGTAATGCGTCTCCCCGCGGTGGTCTTCAACCTGCGTCCAGTTGCCCTCCAAAAAGCAACGGGTATAGCCAGGCTTGGCGGACGGCGGCGGCAGCATGGTTGCATTGGCCGGAACCATCGGCTTCCCTTCCTCCGGATCCAACCGAACCGGCAACTCAAGAAGGAATTCCTTCGTGATCCGGTGATAATGAAATGCATTCATGATGGCTCCTAGTATTTGATTATAAACAATACCGATTTATTGATTGGTCGGGTTTCATTTCCTCCAGAGGAGTCGGAGGTCGCCGCCGTTGTTGATCCGCCGGGAAGGCCAGACCCTGCCCCGGAGTTGCCGAATGGCGCTGGAGACACATAACCATGTGAGTGGGCCTTAACACCATCAGCCTGGACCGTACCCACATGATCGCCAGTTGTGCCGTCGGCGCGGTCGGTACGCCCGCCGGCATCGGGGTCAACTCCCGCTCCGTGGTCCCAACCTCTCAGGAAGTAGCCGCGGTAATCGGGCAGGTTGAATGTCGTAACCCCATTGCCGGGGCCAAACTTGACGCCGAGCACAGCAAAAAGGGCGGCATAGGTATCGCGCGAGATGGCCGCGCCCTCGCACGGCAACCAGCCTGTGGGCTCGACTTCGGTCGGCCATGATATGACCGCCCCGACCGGGGTAGCCTGCGCATCGACGTAGGCGGGGGTGGCGTAGGTGCCAACGTGGTTATGGGCGACGGGTGAATAGGTGCCGTCATGGTTATGGCCCGTCGCGGCCTTGCCTTCAACCTGCTGCTTGAGGTAGGCGGTGCGGTTGGCCAGCTCGGTGGCCTGGCGGTTTGAAATTTCGCCGGGTCCGCCGAGGACGTCGTCGGTGACTTCGAGCTGGTAAATCCCGTCTTCCCACACTGCTGATTCTGGTACGTCGGCCATGGCGATCTCCTGTTATTCGTAAACGATTTCGTAGAGGCGCGATCGCACCGGCGCGGTGCGATCGATCAAGTTCAGCGTGGCGGAATCGGGAGCGGGATCCCCGATGGCCAGCACGATGGTGTAGTAGGCCCAGTGGCCTATCGATTGGTGGGCAATGACAGCGTTGTATTTGAAGGTTCCGTCATAGCGGAATTGGTTGATGCCCTCGCGGATCTTGGCGTTTGGATACCCAGCATCGGCCAGCACGTTTAGCACCGACTGCTTGGTTCCCTTCAAGCGGTGGCTGTCCAGGTTGTCGCGCAGCGCCTGCCGCTTTTCCTCCTCGGTCCAGGCCACATCCCATCGATCCACCGAAACCGCCCAGGCCAGCCAGGGCAACAGGCTGGCGGGGCACTCGTCGGCGTCCCAAAGCTTGTCGATCTCGACGGGCACATGGCCAAGGCGGCTGGCGGCCAAATCGATGGCATAAACGCCCGTCGATGGACGTGTGCTCGTCGGCGTCGGAGCGCCGGGCAACAGGCTCTGGTCGGCACGGTCAGCCATTACTCATCCGTCCCCACCGCCGTAACGGTAATCGAGGTGCAATAGGCCGCTTCGTCGTTGTCGATCGCGATGCGCGCCGCCGGGGCGATCAAATTGACCTCCTGGACGCCAGGCTGGTGAAGAGCGGCCATAAGTCCGGAGATGGTAATGTCGCGGCCGATCTGGTGCTGCTCGGCGGCATAGACGGCTGCGGCCTCCTCGGCGGCCTGGCGCACTACCTCCGCATCCGGGCCGTCGTACATCGTCAGCTCGGCCTCAATGGCGTACTCGACGATGATGGCCGGAATCACGCGCTGAACGTCGTTCAGCGGCCGCACCGTGTCGGCGGAAAGAGCGTCCTCGACAAACGGCAGGATGCCGGCGCGCTCGCGGTCTGCCACCTGTCCAGTCAGCATCCCGGTCAACGCGGTATCGGTAATGACGGCATCGGCATCGGTTTCGAAGGTAGCGCCATGCTCGAACTCCAGAATGGTTCCAGACGCGATATCCATTTTCAGCGCGTCGACCACGATGGCAGCGGTGCCGTTGACGTAGCCGCCCGGATGGTTGATGCGCGCGCCGTAGCACTGGCCATTGCCGACATTGGAGAGCACGGCCACCTGGACTACGCCCGCACCTGCGGAAGATACGTTTACATCCTTAATGCCCGCGTGGGCAGACAGGGCGTGGAACTCGTAGGCTTCGATCGGTCCGGCGGTCGACCAGCCTTCCGGTGCCATGACGATGCGGGCGCGGAACTGGTCATCTGATTCGCCATCGAGGCGGGCGACACCGCGATCCGCGCCAATGTGGTCCAGATCGGAGCCGGTGGCGTAGGCGAGCATGCGCGCCTTGGCCTTGTCGTTGATCGTCTGGCGCAGCAGCAGCTCGCGATAGGCCGCCACCTGCAGGATGGCATAGGCCGGATCGGATTCAAGGAGCGCGTCGAAGGTTGGATCCAGCTCCTGGAGCTTCGCCAGCATCTCGGAAAAAATGGTTTCGAAGTCCAGCTCGTCAACGAGCTTGGGCGGAGGGAGTTTTGATAGGTCGATAGGCGTGTAGTTCACAGGGTTATTCCCTCCAGGATGATTTCCTTGCCGTTGTGTTTGTAGTATCCTTCCACGGTCAGAAGGAACTCCCCAGACTGCAACAACTCACCATGCACGCGGCTGACGCGCAGGCGCGGCTCGTATTTATCGAGCGCGGCCGCGGCGGCCGCATAGAAGGCCGTGAGGGTCGGTCCATTGAGCGGGGCATCGACCAGATCGCGCACCCCGCAGCCATATTCGCGGCGCATGACGCGCGTCTCCGGGGAGGTCATCATAATGTCGCGGATCGATTGCTTTAGATGCTCGACGCCATCGAGCGGCTTTCCGGTTATGCGGTCCATGCCCTTCATTCCGACACCTCCGCATCGAGAGCTTCGCATTCGATGGTCGTCTTATAGCCACTATCGGAAAAGGAATGCGTGGCCTTGGTGATGGACCAATTAATATCGTATTCCGGTCGAAGGTTTTGTATGCGGATTCGGTTCGATGTTGATAGATCCGTGCGGCCGGGCATGCTGAACACTGCCGTTCGATGCCCTCGGTTAATTCGATCTAACTCGATCTGGGCGGCGCGTTGCGCGGCGTATTGGTCACGACAATTCCCCTGTACCAGCGAGACCGGTTGATCTCCAGACCCTGCCGTCTCCCTCTTCCGCTCACCAGAATTAAGGTCCTGCCAAAACGCTGCGACAGTTGGGAACCTGCCTCTTTCTGACCACTGTGATTCCCACGAGCTAAGCTGTTTTTTATCAAGCGACACCACGCCGATGGTCTTGCCGGTAAAGCTGTTAATCTTTTCTTTTGGCGCAAAAACCAAATAACCACCAACCGGCTTAACAATAGCCCCGAATTCATCGCCTAGACGTTTTAAAAAATTCAGGTCACTCTCGCCGGTTTGATCGTAGTGCGGGGGTTCCTTTTCCTGCATTAAAAAATCGAATATCCGCGCCTCATAACCAGCTTCGCCAGCTATTGCCTCAATAATTTTACCCGGCCAAACACCGGCCCAGGATCTTGTTTTTTTCTCCTTTAGCAGACTGGTCATGTCACTTCGGGTGCTTGAGTTTCCGACGTGTGCCGCCGTGGCGCGCAGCGTGATTTGTTCCGGGGGTCCGGAAAAACGAATGTCCCCATCAAAAACATAGAGACCCATGTATTCGAGGCCGGTCGATTGGTAGCCGAGCCAAACTTTTATTTCCGCCCCGAATGTCGGCAAAATTATGGCGTTATCGCGGTCATCGAGCACCATCTCAAAGGAGTCCGACACCACCCCCTCATTGTCGACAATTGACGCGGAAATAAGGCGGCCGCGAATGTTCGCGGTCACATCGATGTTATTGGCTTCGATTTTGTAGAGGGGTTTCATTTTGCGTATTTCGTATTGCGTACTGCGTATTTGCCGAGACGGCCGGCGTGGACCTGCGCAGGCTCCAGGCGCTTGTAGCACTCGACGACATGCCAATGGCCGGGGAGTAGGCCGAAGAGGCGGCGCTTGCCGCGATGCTCGACACACCAGCATCCTTCGCCATGAACAACTCTGACCGTCAGTCCCATAGCTTCACCGTCCCGGTCTTGATGTTGGGTTGCTGCTCCGGAGCCGCGAGATCCGGAAGCGTGAATTGCGTGCCCTTGGGCAGGATGGCTCCCAGCGCGGCCAGGCCGGGATTGGCGGCCAGTACCGCCTCCACCTTGCCGACCGTGTTGCCGTAGTGGCGGTAGCAAACGAGGTCGACCGTGTCGCCTTCGCGGGCGGTATAGATCACGTCAGCCATCAGAATCCCCTCTCCAATCGGCAATCAGCAATCGGCAATCTTAAATTCATATGTCCTCCCCATAGGCCACAAGCTTCATGGAGAACGCCTGCTTGCGCGGCGAGCCGTCGGCAAAGAAGTTGGTCTGGGTCTCGTCGATGCTCTCGATGCACCAGTATCCGAGATTGTGGCCGAATTGATCCACCAGCACATGCGGCTTTTCCTGCCCTGCCAAGCTGCGCAAGTTGTTGATCTGCTGCAAGCCCGCGCGTTCGGTGAAGATCGTGCCGTCGAGCGTGATCGAATCGTCGCCCTTGCCGACATACTGGCGGAACGGCCCCTTGCCGAACCGCGACTGCGACGCCCAGTTGTAGGCGGTCGACCGCTTGAGCGAATCGAACGCCGCGGTGGCGATCGTGAAGGCAAAGGAGCCTAGCTGCATCATGACCTCGCTAGCCATCGTAGAGCGCTCCTCGTTGTTCGGCGTCGGCCTGGCGCTGGCGTGCATCGAGCTCGCGGCCGATCTGCTCGGCCAGATCCTCGGAGGATTGGCCCGGCTGCTGGTTGATGGTGATCGGCGCGTTGACCGTGTTGTTTGTCATGCGGGATCCCGCACCGGCAGCGTTGGCGGCTATCGGCGGAGAGGCGGCAATGGCGGCTGCCACTCCAACGCTAGCCAAGGCTGGCTTTAAAGCGTTAGTGCGCGGGGCACTGTTTCCCTGGGCTGCCGACGTAACATCGCCCCCGCCAATCCCAAGGAACTGGCCAACAGCCTTGATCTTTTCCCACACGCCGTTGATGAACTCAAGTGGGTGAGCCCATGCCTTCAACAACAGCCCCATCGGCGACCAGGCGAAAACGGTCTTAACCAGTCCCCACATTTTAGAAATGCCGGTTTTTATCCCATCCCACAATCCAGCAAAAAACCCCTTTATCGGCTCCCAATATTTCACGACCAAAAAGGCTGCGCCGGCTACAAGGCCGACCGCCGCAATGAACGGCAAGAACGGGGCCATGGCTGTCCACGCCGCAACAGCCATCGAACTAAGCCCGGCAATGGCCGCAGGAATGGCAGTTGTGGCAAACCCCCACAGCGCAATCGCTCCTTGGCGCAAGGCCGAGAAGGCGAAACCCAAAATATTTTTCCCGGCATTAAGGATGGCCATTCCCAGCGTCCGGAAGCTTCGCGTTGCGAAATGGGCATCGTATCGAAGGAATTTCATCCCATACGAGGCCATGGCAAAGGTGCCGATCACCCCGGATGCGACTGAAAATACGCCGCTCAAGGCGGTCGCAAGCCCGGCCAATCCAAAGACAAGGCCGGCCACGGCCCCTGCCAGCTTAGGATGTTTGTCCATCCACTCTGAAAACCGATCCATGATCCCGCCCAGCATGCCGAGTATCGGCTCCAAAATCGGTGCAAACTTTTCCCCCATCTGCTGGCGCAGCAGATCCCAGCGCTGAGCAAACAGCTGCAGGCGCGAATCCAGGTTCTGGTCGGCCAGCTTCGCCATGGCGTTGGTAAATTTCATACCCTCCGACTGGGCATCCGCAATTGCCCTGGCATTGGCCTTGAACGCGTCCGCTTGGTTCCAGAGCCCCTGCACCACCTTCCCCGCTTCGCGGTCGCCGAAGGCGTTCTGCAGCGCGATCCCTATGCCGGCGTTGTAGTCGGGGCCGAATTCGTTGCGGATATCCGCCAGGATATCCGCCATGCCGCGCATCTTGCCGTTCTCGTCGAGCGTGCGTATATTCATGCCCATCTTTTCAAAGTAGGCATTGGCCTTGCCGGCGTTGGCGGTGAAGGATTTGAACGCGGTGCCTGCCTGCTCGGATTTCATCTTCTGCTGGAGCATACCCAGCGTGGTGAGCTGGTCTTCCAGCGCCATGCCGAGCAGCGAGGCCTCCGATCCAGCCGACTCAATAGCCATTTGCATGCCGGAACCAGTCGTTTTGAACTGCTGCACGGCAGCGGAAAGCCCCGCCGAAAACTTATTGCCCCAATCCGCGTCGGACATGTCGTTGTCGAGCTGCTTGAATGTTCCATAGGCCGTGGCGAAGAGGCTGGTCATCTGGTCGGCCGGAGCCTTGGTGGCCTTCGCGGTCCGCACCGCCGCCGACGTCATTGCCGCAACCCCTTCGTCGGTCAGGGTGCTGATGCCGCTCTTGATATCGTATGCGGCGAAGATGAAGCTGGACGCCGTGATCCCCGCCAACTCGCGCTGGATCTTGCGACCCTCCTGCGTCATCATCTCAAGGTTTTTCACGCCCAGCGTGGCCAGTTCGCCAATGGCCTTTTCGCCCGGCCGCAACGCATCGATGCTGCTCGACACCATGCCGCGCGCCGATGCTGCCACACGGTCCATGTTCGAGGCCACCAGCGAAAGCTGCGCCGCCATCTGCATGCGCGACTGCAGCTGCTCGTGGGCGGCCTCAAGCCTTTCCGCCGCCAGCTTGTTTCGCTTCAGGGCCTCCGAGTTCTTGTCGAACGCGGCGGTCCCCGCATTCACCTCCGTGCGCATTCCGCGCAGGGGGGCGGAAATGCGGTTGATCGCCGTGAAGATTAGGCTTACATTCATCCCGTTCACAGGAGGCATCCCTTGGTTGCGCTATTCGCCATTTCAGTTCTGCTCATGCTCATCGCCTTTGCGGCCATCGCCGGCCTCGTCCTTTTCTCGGCTGCCCCGGTTACCACCTCGCTAGTGGTTGCCCTTGCGCTTGCAGGCCTTTTCCTTTCCCATCGGCGGGCCGCAACCCCGTTGCCGGACGGCTGGTTCTGCGACGGCTCCGGAATCTAATCCCTCTTCACCGGATGACCCCGCTCCGCCGCCAGCTCCCGATAGCGAAACAGATGGGTCAATGTCAGCGCGCGGATTTCGGACAGCGGCCAGTGGAACACCGCCGCAATGTCCGCGATCACGCGCTGGATCAGTTTCCCATTTCCTCCGAATCCGACAGCCCGGTAAACTCGGTCAGCTTCGTCGTCATGATGAAAAAGTCGCCCGAATGCAAATTGCGCAACTCGTCGGGCGAATATTGTCCCGTGTTTATGTTGCCCGCCAGGATCAGCGTATTGGTATGGCCGTTCTTCGAGTTCATCGCGATCTCGATGTCGCCGGCCGTCGCCTCGCGGAATTCAATTTCCTCCACCAGGGGTTCCCCCTTGCGAAGTTCGCGGGGGTGCTTAAGCTTAATTTTTAATTTTTCCATGTGATGCCTCCTTGCGGCCAATGATTAATTTGAGGGATCGGGTGGCCAGTCCGATCCCGCTGTTTTTAGGGAAGATTCACCGCAACGTCTACATAGACAATCGGACCGCCGATGCCGAGGGATTCGCGCTGCTTCTTGAGCTGGTCGACGCCGCCAATCATGCGCACCATGTTCGGAATATCGATCCGATAGATTTCCACGCCGTTTATTTTCAGCGAGTAGAACTGGCAGGACAATTCGCCCTTGAGCTCGGCGTTGTCGCCCGCTTTCCACGAGCCGGGGTCCTGGGCTTCCAGCCGG